TGCTTTACCGTGTGGTAAAAGACTGTATAATAGGTGATACCAAAGGGGGAGGTTATCCCCTGCCATAAAGACTAAGGAGATATAGTCATGAATAAAGAGACCATTCATAGGGAGCTAATGAAAGCCAACGATCTGGTTGATCATGCTCTAGAGATTATCGACAATGTCGACCAAAGCCTCGACACTGCGATCAACAACGAAGATCTGATCGAGGCAATCGATAGCATGAAAGCAAGCCTCGAGGATATCCAGTACAAGCTGGTGACTATCTGGAATGAGGAGGAATGCTAATGCAAAACTATCAAAAACTTCTAAGGGAGAGTGTCGGCATTGCCGACACTCGCACCTTTTCCCTCGCGGCTGCGGTCGATAACCTACACTCCGCGCTATCTAGACTGGACAATCACAACCTCGAGCGTGTGTTTATCATGATGCCGGAGATGATCGAGGTTGCCAATGCATACGCAGCGGAGTCCAATTGCTTGCGACACTTCCGCGATCCAAGAATCTCCAAGGTCGAATAGACCCACTCAAGGGGCAGCGCAAGCTGCCCCTCTTTTTATCCGCGATCCGGTGCCCATTATATAAACGCGCAGGACGCAGGACGCAGGACGCAGGACGCAAGCCCGAAAATTAAATGTTTTATTTTGTGGTAAATTGCGCTAGAATAAATCAAACAATAAACAAAGGGGTTTAATTATGACTAATCAAGACAAGAGAATGCTTTCCAACGTATCTAAAATGCCCGGGCATTCGATCAGTAGATCCGCGCGCCTATGTCACGTTGGACAAAAGCTTCGCAAGATTAAGGGCAGCACTTGCGAAAAGTGTTACGCGCTCAAGGGCATGTATAACATGCCAAACGTAAAGCAGGCTATGGAACGGCGCGAAGAGTTTTTTCATTCAATCGATTTTGTGCCGCGTATGATCGCGCTGCTGAATACACTACGCAAGCCAGAATTCCGTTGGTTTGATAGTGGCGATTGCGATAGCGTCGCAATGGGTCATAACATTCTGGACGTATGCGAGGCGACACCGCATCTTGTCCATTGGATACCAAGCCGTGAATATAAGATTTGGGGCGACGTACTACGAACCCGAAACCTGCCGGCCAACGTCACGTTGCGAATGTCCGCCCATATGATCGATGACGCGCCGGCCAAAGCTTGGCAGAACACCAGCACCGTTGCCAGCCACGGTGGAAACATTACCGGCCACCTATGTCCAGCACCAACGCAGGACGGCAAGTGCAAAGATTGTCGCGCTTGTTGGGATCGCAAGGTTGCCAACGTCACCTATTACCAACACTAGGGGGTACTCATGACCAAGCTAGATTTTATTAGCCTATGTGGCGAATTATTAATTGATCCGGACGTTGCCTTATCTGACGACAACGTAGAACAAATGCTTCTTGATCGAGCCGATAGCGAGCTTCGAGAGTATTTAGAGAATGAATTTTAATAGGGTTTCCCTAAAAGAAAGGGCGCCGCTTGACGGCGCCCGCTTTTCTGTTCTATGCTCCACTCATTCATGATTAATCTCCCTAGACTGGAGGGCGCAGGCCGCAGGGCTTTCGTCCTCCGCTTTTTTATTCATGACACGCAGGACGCAGGACGCAGGACTCAGGCAATAAACGATCCAGACCACGCTGCTAGGCCGCAGGCGCGCAATTCTCGAACGGCGCCGGCCATCGATCCTATATATAAGGACGCAGGACGCAGGGCAGAGACGCAGGATGCCCCTAAATCGAGCGTAGAAGCCCCGCCAAACAAATATAGGTCGCCTTGGCAGGGGTCGTGCAGCAAGAAAAAAGAAACGCCTCCACAACGATTGTGCGCCGAATGCCACGCTATCTGTGATTTAGATACAGAAACTCGATTATTCTTTATTATCTTTAATTCCACCCACAACGGCACCCCATCCATACAGATATAAACGTCCGGCATACCTTCTCCGGCTCTATTCTCTATCCTTTGGTAGTGCGTCCGCTTCGGCATATGTTGCTTCAATAAGTTCGATAGGCTCTTCTCTGTCTTTGGCATCGGTCACCCTCTTCATATCATCAAACGCTGTTGGATAGTTCTTGCGAAGATCAGCAAGTCGGGCTGCGATATCTTCTCTGCTTAACGCATCAAGCTGGTGAATGTGGTTGTTCTCTCGCCTATCAATGGTCAGGCCACCAAGGGCTGACCGTATCTTTTCAGCGTTGATTGCGGCAGAGAATTGACCAGAATCTTCAGCCCCTCGTGACAGTTCTTCCAGCCGTTTTAATTGTCCTGTCAGGGTGACACGATATCTGCGCTCCCGCTCTTCTCGCATCTCTTTAATCAGTGGTGGCACTTCGGGAAAGTCTCTGCCGTTTAGCAGCTTCGAGGCTTGTACGGCGGCTGAATCGGCTGAATAGCCAGCCTTTCTTGCACACTCCGCATTAGAATAGATGCCCTCGACAATATACTTTGCGAACTCTCGTTGTCTTTGGGTCAAACCAGCGGGTCTTCCGCCCTTGCCCTTCGGCTTATCTGCCTCTTCCATAGTGTATTCTCCTCGTTTTTTAGAAATATTTTCAGAAAATGAAATGCCCTGTCATCTGTAACTGTTTACACTTTATACACTCTTATACACTTAAAAAACACCAAGTGTATACGCTGTAACCCTTATCCACTGTACATTACAGAAGACTCGTTACGTTTATACACTAAAATCACAATATTTTTCATCACTCGATAACTTTTTTCGAGGAGAAAACACTATAGATTAATTTAGTGCTTGACCTTACCTTAAAAGTCATTATTCTTACCTCATGAATGTTAGTTTTTATTCTATCAAGGGGTCAGGACTATGACAACAGACAAACCAAGGATCGCGGTTCGCGCTTCGAGAGCCTACACGATAGGACTACGCAAGCCGACACTAGGCGCGCGGGTCTTGCATATCAGTATCAACAATCGGGCGTGGTTGAAGGCGGCTATGTCCAAGCGAATTGCTTATGGGGGTAAGAAGAATGGATAAGATGATTGAACTGGAGTTCAAGCTTCGTGATGGTGGTTCTTACTATCTTTGCGACTCAAAGTTTTCGGTGATGTCTGGCAGGATCAGAAGGCAGATCAATGCGATCGAGCATGTGGTTGAGCAGTATGCATCGGTCAATGGAATTGCCGTGAAGCATTCTTATGAAGAGGTGGTCGAGATGATCCGCAAAGCAAAGGGGGCGAAGTAATGCAGCAAGTTGATTATCGTTTCGAGAACCACGGTTCTATATTCTTGTGCCAGCCATTGAATGGTGCAGCCAAGGACAATTTGGATCAGGCTTGTGAAGGCACTGATGATTTTCATATTCGTTGGGGCGATGCGTTGGTCATTGACCATCGGTTTGCTAACGACATTGCCCAACAGTTAATTGAGGAAGGATGGATAATAGAATGAACCCTTTATTTTTTTCTGGCGAACTGCCAATGGATCACAGACCTTGCCTTAATCACGAGGCAAGAAGTCTAGCCGATTACTGGGTTGAAATTGGTGAGGTTTTAAACTGGGATCATGCATATGAAAGTGCGTGGGAGTGCATTGAAGGGGAGATAGGCAAATGAAAACCTATCTTGTGGAAATAAGTGCGGTGATCTGGAAACAGATCGAGGTTCGCGCTGAGTCGGTCGATGCCGCAGATAAACTGGCTCATGAGTTGTTTGATCTAGCTACGGACGCTTGTCCGGAATGGATAAGTTTGCGGCATGACCAAGAAACCCGAATGATTTGGGTGGACGACTCTCCCAGCATTCGTAATTGGAAGGAGGTAATGTGATGAACTATTTAAAAGACATGACCAACGAACAGCTAAAATCCTGTTTGTTGGATGATATGGAAAGTTTACGCGATGGCGGATGGGTTCAGCACGTTGAAGGTCACTGTCCTGATGATGACAGCATTGACGCTACGGTTTCAGTAATCGAAGAAGTGTTCAGACGCATTGACGTTTATTCTAACAAAAGGAGGTAATGTGATGGCAAAATATACTGTGGCAAAAAATGTTGATGATCATATGAATGTGATTTCAAGTTTCAAGGTAAACATTCCAAGAAACAGAGATAGCTGGAACCCGCCCGAAGGGTACAAGGTTGAGAATTGCAGCTACCATCATTCTAGGAAGGGCAACAACCACGGCGAGTCAGCACCTAGGGTTGGTGCAGTTGAAAAACATTTAGACGGTAAAACTTGGCGGTCGATTGCTAAAGCCAGATCACAATGGTGCTTCAACGGAAAAGGCCGCAACTACAAGGTTTACTCAAACATTTTATGGGCGGAGGTAGAAGATGAGTAAGTTACCGACAGTGACTATCATTCATGCGCCGACTCGAGAAGAGTGGGCGGACATTGCCGGATGCATTTGGATTGGTGCGCTCGAGGGCGGCAGCAACCACTGGATCGCGTACATCCACACTGGTGGGCATGATTTAAAGACTGGTTCCGATGTTGTGGACAATAACTTTGAGATCGTCATTCATAATGAGTATGAGAGTTCGTGGGATGACGATGATGAGACTGAGACCCATCGCGTCAAAGCATTTGATGTGATCCTCGATGGCATCACACTGCTTGACGGCAAGCGTCAGGTGCAGGTGTTCGAGGACATAGGTCAACTGGATGCCTATGACTATGACTTAATCATCCAGCTAGGTGTATTTGGTAAGGAGGTGTATTGCTGATGACTAAGAAAAAACAGTGGCTAGTTAAGGCTACATA